TGTTGAGCCTGATTCGCGACTGGCTGGAAATATCTTCATCCATGCCGTGCAGAGTCTTTTGCTGGCCGTATTCGGCATAGGCCGGATCGTCCTTAAAGAGCTTTTCCAGTTCCCGCTTTGTCTGACTCGTCATCTGCCGGATCAAAGCGTCAAGTTTGCTGTAATAACGCGCTGTAACAGCGGCATTCATATGCACGGGCGATCCGCGCATGACGTTGGGCTTTAGCTTGCTGGCCCATTGCGATTTTGATTTTGTCAGGATCGGCTTTTTTGTCATATAATCAGCATTCTAACAATGTCAGAAGAAGAATTTCTCATTACATAAAGAAAGTTTATTTCGGTTGCGCCATCAACATACGGGTGGATGAATATCTTATCACCTGCAACAGCATTTCCGCCAAGCTGTGATTGGTTAGTATTCGTTGCGATTGGATCAAGTCGATTAGCGTTAACAGAAAATCCAAAGATTCTTCCTGTAGCTTCTTTGTTGATATAGATTGTACCGTTGAGATCAGCGGCGCTTGAGCCTGTCGTGAATGTCTCTTGCTGATTTGCATAGGCCACACCGCTAATCCATGTGTTAGCCGCAATATCGTAGACGTCTAACGCATTTGATGCACCGCCTCTGAAACTGTAAATATAGCGCCCGTTTTGCTTAAAAATGGTGGTTGAATAATGAGCCAGTGCAGTCTCAATACCGTCCCATTCAGATACCCCATCAATCCAATTTCCAGTTACTCCAGCGCCCGGCGCCGATGACCGAGCAGCAGTAGGAGCAAGAACCGTCCACGCATTTCCCGACACGCTGAAACGATACATAGCTACAGCGGCATTTCCGAGCAGATAGAAATAATCGTCGTTACCCTCAATGCGATAAACTGAAGTCGCGTCAGGATTGGTCGTCCAAGCTGCCGAAGTTGTAATAACCGTTCCCGTGTTGCTGGCAATCGTGCGTATTTGTCCAATTCCAGTTCCAGCCGTAATACGGATTTGATAATTAGCCCACATGTTTGTGGCCCAAGATTTAGCTGAGTTAGTGAGCGTTGAAGCCCCGCCAGCTGTCGCCGTTCCTGTGGCAATGCTTGCGGCGCTGCCCATTGTAGAAACAAGCTTAGCGTCTGTTCCCCAAGCTGTCGGAAGATTAGTTACACTGCGAGCAGTCCACGCACCCGTGGCAAAATCATAAACAGAAAAACCAACAGCAGAAGTTCCAGCATTCATAAACCACAGAGAGCCGGAATAAATTTGATATTGAGTTGTAGCATCGAATGCTACTCCATTGACGGGAACAGTTAGAACGGCGTTAGCCCCCAAAGTATTGCTGGTAATGGTGCTGTCATAACCAATACCAGTTCCAGCCACAACACGAATGCGACATCCGGCCCAAGATTTGATAATCGTTTTGCTTGTTGTGATTGTGGTAGTTGTTCCAGCCGTCGCAGTTTGGGTGAATACTCCACCCATGGCCCCAAGCGCCCTAAGTGAGCCGCAAGCGCCAGCGGCAAATGTGCCCGCAATACCTGAGTTCGGTAACTGAACCCATGCGTCCTCACTTGCAAGATACATATAAATAGAAGAAGCACCTGCCACAAATACGGCGCCAATTCGGTCGAGCATATTGTAATTATCATTAACGACAAAAGCACCTGCGTTAGTAACAACAGGCGCGCTTGTGCAGCTTTCCCATGCTTTGCGGTGCAGAATTTTACGAAGGTTTACAGCTGTTGTCATTTTAACTCACCACTATGTTAGAGTAAATATGTTGTGTTCCTGCCATTATTTGAGAGCGGGCAGTGGTTAAAGCTTCTTGTCCACCTAACTGTGTCAAATTCGTTAGAGTCGTTAGAGTCGCTAATGTTTGTGATGCTGCGATGTTAACTGTCGGAGTGTTTCAATGCTGGCAGCTAACTGATCGGTTGCGGTTACGCGCGGCATTTTCTCAAAAATAGCAGAAAGCAAGGTCAGAATAGTATCGGTCAAATCCCGAATATCTTGCGACAGATTTTGAATTGCTTCCATTGTCGCTTCGGTCGATGCCCCAGACGGGAGTGGAAGAGCTGCCGCGCTAACTGGAACCGCGCTGGCTCTCAACTGAGTGTCTGTTATCGGGCCGCTTACCGCTATAGTTCCGGCGAGTCTGGAATCAACAGAAGCAAGGGTTGTTTGAGTCGCTGCACCAGTCGGCAACGGAAGGCTCGCCGCTGAGACAGGGACAGCCGTAGCTCGGAGTTCTGTATTCGTGAGCGGTTGAGTAAGCCCGGTATTTACAGCAAGTGTGCCAGCCAACCGACTGTCAACCGAGGCCAGTGTGGTTTGCGTTGCAGCGCCCGCAGGAAGGGGAAGAGCGGAAGCCGATACAGGACGGGCAATGCTCACTGGTTGCGTGGCTGGATAGAAAGAGCCTGATACAGGAACGGCGCTCGCGCGTAGCTGCGCGTCTGTGACTGGCCCTGATACCGCCACGGTCGCTGCAATGCTTACGGGCTGAGTTGCTGGGTAAAAATCGCCTGTTACTGCTACGCCGTCATTAATCGTCGCGGTTACAGCATCAACAGCGGTTTTTACTTCCTGAACTGATGCATCAAGCGCAATATCGCCGAGAAGATTTTGAAGCGCCATTATAGACCATCCTCTACCCAGAGAGTTATGCCGCCACCCGGCAAACCAGTCTGTACCCACAGGTACGGGCTACTATAGACCGGGGCAGCGTTTTGCACAAACAGGTTTTGCGGGCCTGATGGGCCTTGAATGCCCTGCGGCCCCTGTAATCCGGTGGTGCCTTGCGGCCCTTGCTGTCCTTGCGCACCTTGAGGCCCAGCCGGGCCGGGCAGTCCAACGTCTGATATGGTTATTGTTTCGACAATCTCAACAATCTCGATATTGTTATCGGTCTTTGTTATTGTCAGGTTGCCGCAACATTCATTCATCGCGTAACCTCTGGATCAATTGTTATGGTGCCCTGCAATAGGCGCCAAACATTGTCGGTGGTGTAGACGATTTCGAGATCATAAACATATTTGCCAGATAAAGCGGCTGTGTCTTCCGCGCTAATATACAGGTCAACCGTTCCAGCTACACCGCCCAAAACAATCCGACCGTTTTCTGTTGTCAAATCAAGAGCAATTTCTGAATCAATGATCTTTCTGCGCAAGTGCATTCTTGCTGTTGCACCAGTCAAATCGGCAATGTTACCGCTCGAATTTTCCCAAGTGATGTGCTTGGTGAAAGTAGACCCCTGCTTTAAGACAAAATCATAGTTATTTTGCTGCATCATTTTCATCCTTCGGCTCGGATTCTGCATCGGATTCAAGCGGGGTTTCTTCCTCGGTGACGTCTTCCGGCGCGATCAGATTAATCCCGGTGTAAGGGCTTTCAGGATCAGCGGCTATGCGCGCGCGAATGTCCGTGCCGTCAATGGCGCCGGACTGGGCACGCAGGGAATCGGCCTGTGCCTTGACCAGCTCTGTATCAGCGGCTTCCTTTGAGGTCGGCGTATCGAGCTTGTTCCACGTCGCCATGAGCTTTTTACCCTTTAGCTTTGGATTGCTAAGGGTCAACATAAGCAGATGACGGTCGAGGAACGGTTGCAGCTCGTGCGTCTGGATGCTTTCAAGCTCCTCATGGTAGCTCGATTCCTCGTATTCGCCAGTTGAGTTGAACCCTTTGGGCACAGTGCCGAGAAGCTTGGTCACGGGGACATTGGCAATAGCCGCAACAAGCTGATACTGGGTCATGATGACGTTATCCAGATCGGCAAGACTAGTGTCGAGCTGCTCCACGCTTTCTTCCAGCCCGCACACGCGGAATCCATAGTTATCACGGATCGAATTCATCTGCTGGAGTCCGGCCACCAGCTCATCAATGTTCGCCAGCCCCTGCGTAGTGTCCATTTTTAGAACATTCAGGCGCTTGGTCTGGGCGAGCATGGGCGCTTCGTTTGCGGTGCGCTCGGCGGCGTATACGCGCTCGTAAATCTTCTGCGGCAGGCTCATCCCGGCGTAAATGTAGGAAGGCTTGAGAATGTCGGCCACCTCATCGCCACGAATCACGCAAAGGTGGCTGCGGTGGTATTTTACCCCGTTAATGACCCAATATGTCGGATCGTAAAAGTCTTTTGAGCTGGGGTCGGCGCCGTCTTTGAAGCTCAGCATAGGTGTGCACCAGTACGGGTCAACCTGCGAGATGCCTTCGTAATCGCCTTCCTTCACGCCGTCCGGGTTGAACGGGTTTAGGTAATACTCGGGCGATGCGTTCTTGACTTTGAAGATAGCAATGCGGATGCCAAAAATGCGATTGAATCGGGCGAATTGCTCCATATTCCAATCGAGCTTGTATTCGATGTTGATCGCCTTGATTTCGTCCAGTTCTTCCGGCGTTAATTCAGGGCCAACTGCCTGTTTGATCTGGTAGCCTGTTCGCACAGCGTCGCGCGCGGGCAGGGTGCAGGCTTTGTTCACCAGCCATTGTTGAGCAATGATGCCGCA